GCCCTTCCCGCTTTATTAAACCCTATTACTTTCGATGTAAGCGGCAGGGATGGACCAGGAGGATTACGAGCGAACGTTCTCTCCGCCTGTGGTGGGATGGATATCAAAAGTGCCGAAGACTCGCTCGAAGTGCACAATGGGATGAAGAGAGGTTGGATTCAGCCATTACGTCCGTTCAAAAAGAAATGCAGCATCGGTTCGGACGATTGCAGGCTATTCCTCTTGATCAAGTGCGAGACACCTTTCAAGACCTATCACGCTCCGCTGGACACTGTTTTTTTGGTAAATATGAATGTAAACGGGACATTCCACAGTGTGAATTGGATGAGTGCGAGCGTGTGCTGCAGTATAAGGGACCTAAAGACCTCCCCCCTTATATGATTTCATTTCGTAATCAGATCAGGAAGTTAGAGCCTAAACAGCGAATCATTTTAGTCAGTCCCGGACCTCTCGCTATGGTTGAGAAGCGATTCGCGTGGCCTCTTCAAAAGGCGATGGAGCATGAGGCTTATCCTCGCCCTTGGGCTACTGGCTGGTGTTGGTTCGCGTCTGGCGGTTCCCAAGTTGCACCGTTTATTGAAGACCCCACTACTGTCAGCATCGACTTCGAGAAGTTTGACTACAGTCCCCCCACCTTCCTGATCAGGAAAATGTTCAAAATGATGATGTCTCTATTCGACCTTACCCCAAAAGAAATGGCCATTTTTAAAGGTATCTCTCGTTCCCATGTGGACTCCCTTGCCAAGTATGGAGACAGAGTCTACCACTTGGATCAAGGTATTCGTACTGGATCATCTTTCACGCATGTGCTGGGCACTCTTGTGTGTATAGTTTTGATCAGATATCTATGTGGAAATGACATCTCTTCTGTGAGCTATGGTGACGACGGAATGTACCGAGGGGGTCCTCCCTTGAAGACTCTGTGTCGCCGGGCTGAAAGTACCAGCTTTCGGATTAGTCGTACTAAATCCAAGCACGGAGTGCAGTGGCTGGGTTATAAGTGGCGCGATGATAGATGGGTGTGCGAAGATCCAGACAGGAGATGGGCTCAGTATTTTTGGCCTGAAAAACCCGGGTGTCCCGAGGCTAGGCTTCAAGCGCTGTTCCTTAACTGTTTGTCCGACCCCATGCGCGTTCCACTGAAAAAAGCTCTTGTAGAGTTAAGTCTTGGTGTAGTTCTCCAAGCGACGGCTGAGTTGATAGGTGCTCACCGTTATCCCATCACCATTGAACCTGGTGCCGACATATTCGAGTGCGAAAAGCGTATGAAGCGCTG